GAGATTATATCATAAGTTACCAAAAACGACAATATTAGACTTTAAGACACTTTTGGACATTTGCCAGAAATAGCCAATCATTGAGAAAGGAGCACTCACATGAACAACGAAGAAAGAATTTTAGCTCTCCTGGAGGAAATGCACACAGACATCACCGAGCTCAAGGCCGGTCAGGCGAAGCTGGAGGCCGGCCAGGAAGCGATGTCCGGCCGCCTCGACCGGCTGGAGGAACACCTGGACGAAGTGGACTCCCGTTCCCAGCGAACGGCGGTTATCCTGGAAAATGATGTTGCCCGGAATATCCGGCTGTTGTTTGAAGGGCACGAGGCCATCATGGAGAAGCTGGACGCCCTGGCTTCAAAGGACCGTGTGGAGGTGCTGGAGAGTGACGTTTCCTTACTGAAGGACGCAGTGAAGCTCATGCGTCAGGAGATTGACGAGCTGAAAAGAGCGCAATAAAAAACGCTTCAGAAAATCTCTGAAGCGGCGAAGGGGGAACCGGCATGAACGCAGCGGCCTATGCGCGGTACAGCACCAGCAGGCAGCAGCATAACAGCATTGAATACCAGCTGGCGGAAATCCGGCGGTACTGCAAGGAGCACGAGATCACCATCATTGCCACCTATACCGACGAGGAGGAGAGCGGCACCAACACAGACCGGCCCGGCTTTCAGGCCATGGTATCCGCAGCGGCCCGCGGCGAGTTTGAGGCGGTGGTGATCTACGACGTCACCCGGGGTTCCCGTGATGTGGGGGACTGGTTCAGCTTCCGGAAATCCATGCTGATGCTGGGGGTGCAGGTCATTGCCGCCACCCAGAACCTGGGGGATATCACCAACAGCAACGACTTTCTGGTGGAGCTGCTTTCTGTAGGCATGGGCCAGCGGGAGGTACTGGAGACCCGTCAGAAGTCCATCAACGGCGTGGCGGTCAAGGCCAGGCAAGGCGCGTTCCTGGGAGGCACGCCGCCTTTGGGCTATGACATTGTGGACGGCGCTTATGTTGTCAACCCCGGCGAGGCCCGCGTCGTGCGGACGATCTTTGAGCTGTACGGGGCTGGAAAGAGCTACAACGATATTCTTGCCGCCGTGTCCGGCGCGGTTGGGAAGCGCGGGCGGCCGCTGGGGACGAACAGCCTCCATTCCATCCTGACGAATGAGCGGTATGTTGGAGTTTACACCTGGAACAAGCGGAAGGTCAAGCTGTTCCGGAAGTGGGCGGGGGGAGCGCCGAATCCGGCCTGTGTCCGTCTGGAGGGAGCGATTCCGGCGATTATAGATTCTGACACATGGGAGAGGGTGCAGAAGCGCATGAGCGATAACAGGCGGAATGCCAGCAACAAGGCGAAGCGGACCTATCTGCTGTCCGGACTGATTGAGTGCGAGGAATGCGGCGCGGCCTATGTGGGGCACACGTCCACCAGTTCCAAGGGGTTTGAAACCCGTTATTATGTCTGCGGGAACAAGTACCGCACCCGCACCTGCAAGGCGAAGAACATCAATGCGGACGAGCTGGAAGCCTTTGTAGTCCAGCAGCTGAAAATGTATCTGCTGGAGACGGACTTTGAGGCAGAGGCCCAGCGGATTGCAGACCAGGTGAATCACTCCGCGCCCGATCTGAAGGAGGAGCGGGCAGAGCTGGCCGATGTGACGGCGAAAATCAACAACGGGCTGAAGGCGATTTTGAACGGCATGGACATTCCGGAGCTGCGGGAGGAGATGGACAAGCTGCGGGTGCGGAAAAGTGAGCTGGAGGATATCATAGGCCGCCGGACGGCCAGCCGTGAGCCGGTCAAACCGGAGGACATTGCGGCAGTGTTCCAGTATGCAGTAGAGCGGTGGGATACGGATCTTCCGACCATTATCAAACAGCATGTGGGAAAGATATACGCCCACACCGACGGGTCTTGTTCCGTCAATGTGGGCGTACATATCAGTGGTTGCGGGGGCCCGCAACTTATCTTATGTGCGACGTTTGATAATGCCATGGTGTAATGGCGCGCCGCCTGGGTCGGGCACCACCCGACAAACGGTGCCGGGGGCCTCCTGCTGTATGACACATCCAACAGAGATAGAGAAAGGATGATTGTCATATATTTACTGGAACCGGAATACACGGATGCTGCATTAGTGGAGCAGGTTGAGCGTGAATTGCTGCGGCTCCATATTCCCAGCACGATGGATGGATTCCATTACTTTGCGGAGGCTATTGTGCAGACCATTCCAGACCCAAGCCGCACCCGCTTCATCACAAAGGGCCTCTATTGCGACATTGGGGAACGCTTTGGCATGAACCCTGCCAACGTCATGCGGGGCATGCGGACCGCGCTGGGCCGCTGCTGGAGCCGCGGAGGGCGCGAAGCGCTCGATGAGATGGCCGGAATCCATCTCACCGAGCGCCCCACAAGCTCTGAGTTTATCAACCTGGTTGCCGCTTATATTCGGTGTAATCGTTAATGCCCACCGGGCGGGGAATTTCCTCGCCCGGTTTTCTTTATTTTAGCATACTTCCGTAAGTATATAAATTCGCTCTTTAAACAAAAATATACTTATGGAATTATACAATACTTCCATAAGTATAGATTATACTCATCATACATAGAAAGAGGGTATGGTGAGTGGCATATACAGAGGCGCAAAAGGAAGCAACAGCCCGATACAACAAGAAATCCTATGATCGGATTGACGTGGTTGTCCCAAAAGGTAAGCGTGAGATTATCAAGCGATATGCTGCCGCCCACGGTATGAGTGCAAATAAGTTTATCAATCTGGCCATTGATGCAGCAATGAAGAAAGAGGACGCCTGACGGCGTCCTCTTTCTTCATCGCTGCATCCTGTACACAACCTGAGCCAGCTCTTCCCTTGTGACGAAGGCTTTGTACCGCTTGCCCCCCGTCGAGTCCCCCTGGATGACGCCGTTTGACTCCGCCCAGCTTCTGGCCTCCTGGGACCACGCTGCCGGCGCTTCCCGGCCCAGCAGCGCCTGCATCCGGTTTGCCAGCGCCAGCACCTGGGCGTCGGTCAGCTTGTCCATGTCCAAAGCTGCCTCCTCCGGTTCGCTCAGCTTCCTGGCAATCGCCCCAAAATCCGGACAAATAAAGCCTCGGATATACCGGCCATTGACGGCCATGGTCCGCTTGCCCACCTTGCCGCCGGACATATTGCCCTCAGTCACCACAAAGGTTCCGTCTCTGACTTCCGTCACGATGCCAATATGGTCCGCGTAGCCAATGCAGTCGCCCACGCCGCTGTCATCCCAGTCGTACACACAGGCGTCCCCAATTCTGGGGATGTGGGCGTCATTCTCCACCCAGATACCCCGCTTCTGCGCGGCTTTGACAAACTCCTCCACACCACATTCTGTACCGGTGTCCCCTGCGATTCCAGCCCGGATATAAGCCGCGCTCACAGTGGCGGCACAGTACGCATCTTTTACCTGAACCTTGTACCCCCGCGCCAGCGGGCGGTAGCTGTTGTAGGTGTCCAGGATATCCAGATGTTTGGCGCTGCCCTTGACGGCCCCCACCCACGCGTTGATGGTGTCCGCTGCCTTCTGCCTGAGCTGGTTTTCCGTCATTCGTCCTTCCCTCCTGTCAGCTTGTCTCCGGCCCCATCCACCGCGTCCTTGCCGGCGGCCAGCAGCCTGACCAGCCAGCGGGGCACGTTGGCCCCCATGTCAACGGCGTTTTCCGCGATGCTGCCCAATTCCGTCACAATATACCACACCAGCACCACAGGACAGATGAGCCCAGCGTAATCAAAGGGCAGTTCAATCAGCGGCAGATTGTTGAGCACAGTCAAAATAAGCAGGTCAGCCCCGGCCGCCACGAGGACAGCCACAATCATGCCGCACTTGTGCCAGATACCCTCTCTGGCTTTTGCGGAAGACCAGAGCCCGTTTTTGCAGGCCACAGCGGAGCCGGTGAGGTAGTCCAGCACCATCAGGGCCACCCAGCCCAGAACGAGCCAGCCGAACCAGCCCCACAGGGCGGTCAGTGCCCCCAGGAAGCCCGCGAAGGCCCCTTTCCAGCGGTTCACATGTTCCATGATATCCCCTTTCTGTTCTTTTTCTTGAAAGAAAAAGAACCAAAAAGAACTTTAAACGATTTCCTCCCAGCTTTGAGCATGCTCGCCGGGACGGTAGGCGGTGCTGTCCGTCAGGCACCGCCAGACGCTGCCCTCGAAGACACAGCACTCCCCCTGCATGTACAGCCCACTGGTCCCCAACGGAGCCACAAATTCCTTGGCCCGCTCCGGGTCCTTGGTGTGGGCCAGCCCCCACAGGGCCCGCAGTTCCGCCGGACGCCCGGAATAATGGGCGGCGTTGTGAGGCTGAAGCAACGTCCAGACCTGTCCGCCGTCCCGCACCGGAGCCCCCGCCGGCCACCCGGAATAGTCTTTCTCTGGGTCAAAGGCAGGAATCCGGACTTCCTCCGCAATCAAGGCGGTGCCGTCCAATTCCGCCGCCCGGCCTCTCAGCCCGGCAGCATCCGCCGCTCCCTTCGCCTTCATGGCGTCCAGCGCCAGGGTTTTGACCTCACTCATCCCGATTCACTCCTTCCTCGTAAGCGTCCATCAGCTCAGATTCCCCGACCGCGTTCGGGTCCACGCTGTCCAGCTGCTCCTGAAGGGCGTCCCGCTCCTCCCGGAGCAGGTCCAGGGCCTGTTCCGCCTGGGCCCGTTCCTCCTCCAGGGCGGCAATCCGCTCCTGATAACCGGTCACATCCCCCATGTGCTGCTTCCCCAGGGCCAGCCGCACCCGCCAGCAGCGTTCGGAGTGAGCATAGGTGATATCCTTCACCTCGAATCCCCAGCCCTCTGGCAGAATGGAAGGACCCTCCACCTCTGGCGCGTCCCATTGGATGCCCTCAATGTCCTCCAGATTGGCAAATTCCCGCTCGAAGATGGCGGTGTAGCCGTCCCCGTCCCGCAGGACCAGCCCGCATTTGACCCCGTTGATGGTGATTTCGTTCTTGTACAAACCCATATTGATTTGCCTCCTTTTCTTGTTCTTTTCTTGAAAGAAAAGAACCAAAAGAACTTCAAACGACGTTCTGTTCCAGATACCGCAATCCCGTAGGGCCCGATGACCTCATCGGGCCGTTCCCCCGGTTTTCGCATCGGTACGTTCAAAGACTGCCGCACTGTACTGCCGGCCCGATGGGGTCATCGGGCCCTACGGGATTGCGTTGGCCGAAATAGAACCAGCTTAAAGTTCTTTGCCCAGCTTTCTTTCAAGAAAGCTGGTGGTTGGGACCGTAATGCTCGATTTTCCAGCTTCCCAGCAAAGCCCGCTTCCCATGCCGGGCCCGCGTTTTCAGAGCTTCCCCATCCTCGCCCAGCACCTCCAGCTTTTCCGCGCCACGCTTCCGGGTCCGGGACACATGGCTAGGCCGGAGTCCTAGGTCAATTGCGATCTCAAAATTCCGCTGCCCGTCAAAAAACAGAGTCAGGACCTGCCGCTGTCTCGGGGCCCGCTCATAGCACCGCAGGTCCGCCAGCAGTCTCTCTATGTCCAGCTCCTCCCCCAGCAGCTCCCGCCTCAGCCGGAGCCGGTCCGCGGCATACCGCCTCAGCCGCTCCCGCGTCCGCTTCAGCCGCCGGGAAACAGCCGTCCTGCTCCGCCCCAACACCCCCGCAATCTCCCGGATGCTTTGCCCCTCCTGGTCGTGAAGCCGCAGGATGTCCCGGTTCTCCGGCGTCTCAAAGGCCAGCCCGTCCGCCAGCACCTCCCGCAGCCATTGCAGTTCTCCACCGCTGTCCCGGCTCTTGGTCAAAGACGCGGCCAACTGGCTGGCAAAGAAGTCCGCCAGCAGTCCGGCCCCGTTGTCACTGTTCAGGCTCATCCGCTTCACAGTCCGGACCGCGGAGGCCGCGCACACCCGTTGGGCCGCCTTCAGGTCCCGCCGCATCTCCCGCAGCATTTGCAGGTCATACTCGTACTGTATCCGCTCCATGCCCTCCGCTCGGTCCCGCTTTTCCTCCAGAACCCGCATCCGGTCCCGGATTTTCTCCAGCTGCTCCCTGTACTCATCGGTCGGGCCACGCCGCGCACATTCCGTTCCGGCAAAAGCTCCGGTCCCGGTAGTGGAGGGCATAGCTTCCCACCTCCCGCACATCCTTCCGCATGGCCCGCAGCAGCCGGAGTTCCACCGTCAAATCCCCCCGCGCCGGGTCTTCCCTCAGCAACTGCTCCCGCTCCTGAATGGCCAGACTCAGCGCCGCTGCCGTGAAAAGATAGCTCATGCCCAGCTCCCGCAGATCCATGTCCCTCACTCCCTTCGGTTAATAAAAAACTTCCCGTCAAAGGCTGTCCACAACGCCTACCCTTGAATCAGGACTGCCCCGTCATATCCGGCGGAGCCTGGATAGCACAGGGAAACGGCCCCATTGGCAGAATTAACCCGCACGGTGGTTTCCAGCACACGCCAGGTCCCGTTCCGCAGGGCGATGCCGGTTAGCTCAAAGACCTGAACAGCCAGGAAAAAGATAGGTTGGAGTCCGCCGGATGCCAAGCCCTGCGGAAGCTGCTGCATTTCGAGACCCAGATCTGGATCTCGATCTGACTCAGAGTCTGGCTCAACCGGAAGCCCGTGGATTGTCCTGGGAATGGTCAGCATGAGTTGGCCGCCATTCTGAACCCAGTCCGAGGCGGAAAAGAATTGGAAAAAGGATTGAAGCGGGAGAAAGTCCAACTTCCCCACTGTCACCGCTCTGTCAGCCAAATGAGCGGTGGAAACCGCGCCTTTTGAAAGCTTGTTCCAAGTAACGGCTCCATCGGCCAGCTTTTCCGTTCCCACCGCCTTGTCGTCCAGCTTGTTGGTGGTGACAGCCTTGTCGGGCAGGGTGCCTAAGGCCACCCCGGCGATGGAACGGTCCACATAGCCCTTGGGCGCGGGGTCCTCGTCGTAAAGGGGGGTATAGGGCTCTCTGGCTCCTTTCAGGATGACTTCCGTTTTTTTCGCCTTCTGGTCCGCATAGGCCTTGTTCACCGGGTCGGTGGCTGCCGCTGGGGTGTAGGGCTCCCCTGCGCCCTTCCGGATGACCTCATCTTTCCGGGCCAGCGTCCTGGCCTGGTGGGTGCTGACGGGCTTGTCCGCGTCGCTGGTGTTGTCCGCGCTTCCAAGGCCCACCTGGGCCTTGGTCACTGTGTGGGGGTTGTCCCTGGCCTCAGCATGGCGGCCAAAGGCAAGGCGGCCGGTCTCCAACAGGGCCAGCCAGCCGGCCACAGTTTGATCCCCGTCCGCGCCGATTTCCGCCGCGCCGCCGCTGCTGGCCAGTGTGTCAATCAGGTGATTGACCACGGTAGTTACCACCTCTCGGACGAGCCGGTCAAAGACGGCCTTATTCTCCGAAGCGGTCCCGGTCAGAATATCCGGTGCGGCGATGACGCCCTTTTGTTCCAGCTGTTGCTCTGTGATTTTGGTCAACGGCATGGTATCACTCCTTTTGTGCGGGGAATTCCACCTTGTTTTTTTCTGCTTTCTATGTTAAACTAATCTTGACCACGAATGTTTGGGTGTATCGGGTGTAAGAAGCTGTATCATAACCGGTGGATGGTGGTGAAAGACAAGCTCGGACACCGTTCAACGGTTGTGAATACTGCTTCTAAAGGAGGAGACAGCATGCCGGCAGAGAAAGAGATCAAAATCATCCAGCAGGCTGTACTTTACGAGCTGCGCCGCCTGATTTAAAAGAGCGGGAAGGATTACACCAATGAGGAGCTGTGCGATCTGCTGGATACCATCGCTGACACCAAGGACCAGGAATAGCGAAAGGAGGCTCTGAGCATGGGAACGGAAAAGGAACGTAAGGATGCCCAGCAGGCGATGCTGTATGAACTCCGGCGCCTGCTGAAGAACAGCGGAAAGGACAGCTACACGGTCGAAGAGCTGTGCGATCTGCTGGACACCATCGCCGACGCCAAGGCGCAGGAATAATTTCACTGACAGGCCGGGGAGCATTTCCCCGGTCTTTTTTTGCGCTTGGCCGTGCCTCCTGTCTTCGCGGCGCTTCTTCTGAGGTATCGCGCTGTAGGGCGGGGGCTTGCCCCCGCCGCGCCGCGGGTCTCCGCCATGCCGGGCTGGCCCTTTGGCCCCTCCCGCTCAGCCTTTGTCACGCTGCGCCTGCTCGCGACGGCCCCCGCGCGAGCCCAGCGAAGCGGGAAAGGGGTCCCCGACGGGCCAACGGCCCGCCCGCCGCAGGTGCGGCGTACAAGCGTTTTCGCCCTTGGCGAAAACCTTGGCGCAAGGCGGAATTCATTTCCGCCGCGCAAATGAAATCAAAAGGGGTCCCCGCGGGGGGAAAAAACCCGGGGGGGGGGGGGGGGCAAGGAAGCGGGGGGGGGGGAGGCCCCCCGGCGGGTGC